GGCTGGATTAGGCTGTAGTAAATAATTTCTACTGGGTAGTCATCGTCTGGCTTTGGCGCAAAGTTCCAGTTGTTGTAGTCATACTCGCCGTAGTACTTTGGCTGCCCGTTGCTAGACTCTGATTGGTACTGCGCAATATAATCCTGTGAGCGCAACAATACTGGCGCGCCGTTGACCTTCATAGACACAGTTTTACGCCAGCGTGCTGGTTTAGCTAGCACGTCCTGGTTAGTTGCCAGTGTGGTTTCTACGACAGTTAATTGCAGTAGCGACTTTAACTCTGCCGCAATCGCTGCCTCAGCCAATCCAATTAGGCTGGGGATCTGTGCAACAAACCCGGCGTCGTCACGTTCCATGTAACGCTGGACGTCATCTACCAGATTGTTGTAGGTCATTACGTATGCGCCGCTCATCGTGTATAGTAGCTGTAGTTAGGTTGGAAGTAAATAGGCGACTTGTCGCGCTCTTCTTGTGCTGCGTCGTACTCTAATTTAACGGCTTGTTGTTCTAAATACCCAATACGTTGCAGATCAATCTGTGGTAACTGTATTGCCAGCTTGTGTGATAGGCTGGCTTGGATAGAACCAATCCAACGGTTTGGTAGGTATAATTCGTCAGTTAGCGAACCAACGTCTGGCATTTGTGTCTCTATAATTAATTGAAACACTTGGTAGTTATTATTTGGTACGGGCCACAAGTACATGCGTGGTTCGATCAAACGATCGTACCAATATTGCAATGAGCGTTGGCTTGGGAATTGTTTGTTGGGTAGGTTCCAGTAGTCGTCACGGTTTAGTCGTGCCAATGGAATAACCTGCTGACTCTGTGCGAACTGGATGGCACGCAACGAGAATGTTGCTAGTGTGTTTCGGTTTTTTAATCTAAAGTAATAAAACTGTTGGGTGGCGTTAATGCTAAAGTAGGCCCACTCACGGTCTGCTAGTGTGGTGGATGGGAACGACTCCCACACCGTCCAGTTTGTTCCGTCGTTGCTGACCTCAAAGTCTAGGGTATAGGTTGCCGTTGTTCCTGGGCAGTACGCATTAAATCCAACGTAAAACAAACGTGTTTGGTTACTGTACGCCGCACCAAAAAAGTTATTACCTAATGAACTGGTTGCAAACAAATCAAGTGTGTCGTTTGCGTCTTGGTCAAACAGGTTGACAACGTTTGGGTTTGATGTTGGCAATAAACCGCTGTACGACGGGTTAGTAATATAAACCCAGTTTGCCTCACGCACGTCAATCGTGCTCTCTGGCAACGAAATCCATTGTGCGTTTGTTGGGGCACCAATGACTTTATTTTCTAATAGCCATAGGTTAACGCCACGGTTAGATAGGTTTTGTAGAATGTAGTAGAGTGCTTGTTTGCCTGCATCAATATACTCAGGCGTGATTTCTTCTGCCGTCTTACCAGCATCACGATATGCGTACGAGATCAACTGATCTACGTTGATCTTGGTCTGGTTGATGGTACCAGAATATGACATAGATTAACGTCCTCTGCCGGATGCGCGTTTAGTTACTTTTTGTGGAAGGTTTGGTTTTGCTTTGCCGGCTTTGATAAACTCCTTGCCAACCTTCTTTGGGATGCCAAGGGTTGATTTACCAGCCGCGGCGGCGTACATTGCCTTCTGTTGTTGTTTAGATTCTATCGGCATATTAAGGCTTGTATCCACGGTTGCGTTGTGATTTGCCAAATCCTGGTCCAAAAAAATCGGATAAGTTATAACCTTTTGTGCCCCTCAAGAATGAACGTGGTGCCATAGGAGCAGTACGTAATTGATTTTCTTGTGGGTATGCTAAACCAGAATCTGCATCAACATTGGGGCGTTGTTGAACAGCAGGAGCTGCAGCAGGACGGCGAACAGGAGCTTTAACTGGTGCAGTCGGAGTCATCTTATTAATTGGCGTATATAAATCGCCATACTCATTACGCTGCATAGTTGATGGTGCGCCAGTTTCGTCACGCAAAGTGCTGTCCATTGGTGCTAGTGCTGGTGCAACAGTTTGACCTACGTCACGGTTATCCATAGCTGGAACGGCGTTTGGAATGTAGTTTTGCTTTTGTGGGATTGCTCTGCGCATACGAGCCATGATGAATGGGTCGGTGCGATCAGCACCACCTAAGTATGCTTCTTCTTCAGCAGTCAAAGGGCCAGTAGAACCACCAGTGTTAAACTTCTTAATTTTGCCGCCTTTTTTCTTGGCAACAGCTTCACGCTCTGCATCAGATACGGAGCCTTGTCCTTTTAGCGCAGACTTAGCAGCACTAATACCTTTAGTGATCATTTTTCCAGCAGCCCGAACCGGTTTCATAATCATTTCACGGTCTTGGGTGTTTTCCTCAAGGGCAATATCATCGACCAGCTTTTGTGGATCTTTTACTTGCTGGCCGTTACTATACTTTTTTACTTTACCACCCTTCTTAAAAAACTTAGGGGTGTTCATTACATCTTTAGTTGCGGCGCTAGGAGCGGCTGCCTTTTTGGGCTTGGTCTGCTTGACTTTTTTAATGTCATCTTTATCACCGGCGTCTTTCTTCATTTCGATAGCGCCGCCGGCTTTATACTTTTTTACTGTACCAACCTCTTTCTTCATCCGCCCACCTTTTTTGAGCTTGGATAGGTTAGTTTTTTCTCCCTCGTGGGATTGTTTGTCGTGCATGGCAAATGCCTTCTTGACAACTTTCTTGTCTTGGACAATGTCCTTTTTCATTTCTTTGGACTCGGAGTGGCCGCCTTTTTTCATTTTGCCGCCGTAGGCCATGGCTTTAACAGAGCCGCCTTCTTTAAAACATTGCATCTTGGGGAGTGATTTAAAGCCTTCCATTTTGTATTTCCTCGAGGTTTATTGTTGAATAGGGTGATCAGCCCTTATATCTACTAATGCAAAAATACAGGGGTTTACGCCCCTGCTAAGAACAATGTGCGCTCTATTTGACGGCGCTTTTTAAGTACTGGTGGGGTGCTCCAGTTAAGGAACGCATCTCCAGCCTTGTGCACATTACCATCGTTTAGGTGTTTGACTACCTCAGAACGCATAATGTTGTTAGGTCCAATGTTGTGGCACAGGCTCATTAGGGCGTCAATCTGGTGCCTTCTAGGAATGGTGTTTAAAGCCGATTCCAGGGCCGTAGAGCACTTTTCTAGGTCACGGTGTAGGATACCCATTACCTCGGCTTCAGAAAGCTCTTTGTGAAGCAAATGGGTGTCTTTTTGGCGAATTAAATGCCCCACCCCAGTCGTCCAGTAACCGCCAGCATCCTGATAAGCGCGGTAGCGCTTTCCTTCAAAGTGTTCTATTAACTCAACGGTTGAGTCCGCAACCCATTGGAATGGGGTGTGGGCTATAGCCCACTTAGCCAGGGGATCATGGAAGCACATTCCCCAAACAAGCGCGATCGCGCAGGCGTACACCGCCAACTGATGTCGTAGCATAACGTCTCCTTAATTTAGACTAATTGTACGGTCTTGTTCCGTTTTTGTCAATAATTAAGGCCTGACGCCTTGGTTGTTGTTCTTTGGTGTTTGGCACGCTGATATGCGTCCAGGAGCCAAACTCTTCAATGATCTGGTCAAATGGTATTCCTCCATCGATGCAGGCCTGTACGACCTGTTTGGGGGTCAATCCGGGGACTCTGATATCGGCGGCACAACCTAGCCTATGCTGGCTAGTGTCCTTGCTGCCAACAGAGTCGTTAACTGGTTTAGAGCGAAACGCTGAGTTTACAAGGATCGGCTTGTTAAGTAGCGATCTGACTTGTTCTAGTAACTCTGCGGTGCGTACTAGGTTAGCCGTCTCGGTGGCGTTTGGGGTGTTGTCTAGCCCCTTGCGCTGTGCCACCTCGCTGGCGGTTAGTTCTTCTAGTGTAAAGTTAGGGCTTAGGTTCATTCTTGCCTTTCTTCATTTCCATTATCTTCTCCAGCGAGCGTCCGCCGAAATAGAATGACATAATCAGCATGCCCCACTGGCCCAGGAGCTCAACATAATTGTTGTTGACCTCGATGTCTGCGGCGCTCATGGCGGCAAATATGGTGTACACGATTAGTATAAAGATCAGCGTCATCGGGCGGATGTTTTTAGACAGCCACGAGTCGCTTGCCATGTCGGCCTGCTGGCGCTTGGTTAGCTCCTGTGCCTCAATGTTGTCGGCGTTAAGCTCTGCCAGCCGGCCCTCTTGTTGCATCTTGAGGAGCTCTTGTTGCGCCTTGGCCTTAGCCTCTGGGTCTGGGATAAACTTGTCTAGGATTTTCATCCCGACATCGACGATGGCGGTTAGCGGGAACATTATTTTTTACCCCTTATGACCCCACACAAGGTAGTAGGCAACGAGCGCAGCCACGAGAAAGCAGTAGAGCTGTACTCTTTTAATTTCGTGTAGGTCTTTGTTAAACAGCTTTTCATTTTCTTTTTTCTCCTTTAAGAGACGCGCCTTGATGACCTGTATGTCATCCCACGCCTTGGGGCCGTAGTTTCGTGTTACCTCGGCCTTCATCTTTTGCTCGAGGCGCTTGACTTCCTCGATGATCTTGAACTCGTCGAATGCCTTTAATATGGTGTGGTCGACGTGGACTTTTTGCGCCCTAATGCGCTCTTGGGCGCGTTGCTGGGCTAGGTCGGTTGCTTCTTTTTGTACGTTGGCAATACTGGTAGATAACTCCTTGCTGACCCCGCGCGCGGAGTCAAGGGTGCTACCAAGAGATTTTGCTCCTTCTAAAAAGCCAAATTGGTCTGACATTATTCATTAGTGTAATTTTACTAGTAGGGCGATCATGGTCGCCACAATGAATCCCACCGACCCGACGAGGATCTGCTCGATGCGTTTTAGTCTGGCGTTGATGCCGGCGTAGCGCTCGGCGCAGACCGCCTCGTGGGCGGAGAGCGCGGCTGCGTTTTTATCGATTAGTTCACTCATTTAGGATACTTCGCTTTAACAGCAAGACAGTCAGCAATGTATTTATCAATCTGTGCTTGGTCACCCTTTACTACACCATCAATGTAATCGGTGATGGGAGGATATTCTGCGGCTCTTTTAGCAATATAAGCATGAGCATCTACATAAGCCTGCACTGCGGCTTTATCGTATGCGACTTCGTTGCCGTCTGCATCATAGGCTTTATCATCGCTTGTGCAAACTACTTGCGGATATAGTTTATAAATTGCATCAATCATGCCGCAATCTCCAATAAAGTAATTGTGCTATTTTCACCACCATTGTCTGTATTAACTGCAACAGGACCATTACTTGCATCTCTACCCCTTATTTGCATTTTATAAGTTGTTGAAGAAGTTGTTGCTGGCGAATCTAAATAAGTAAAACCTGTTGTTACTTGAAAATAACCAATAGAACCCGCAGAATACATAATATTAACTTGTGCGGCAATTTCTATTGCTCCACGCAAAAGTCTAAGCGATGGTGCTTCTTGAGTATTGCCTGATGGTTTTTGAAGTCCAGCAACAGTTACCAAAACAAGAACTTTGCTAGATGAACTTGTGGGTGTAATTGAAGCGGTTAAATTTGTGACATCGCCCCAATCTGTTGATTGTCGTGTGGTTTTTGTTGAAGTTGATACACTAACAACCTGTAAAACTTTTCCACCGCCCGCAGGTGCGGCTGAAGTCCAAACTGTTCCGTTAGATGTTAATACATTGCCAGCGGTGCCCGGAGATGGGAATGTACCAACTCCAGTTCCACCAACTCCTGGTTGTACGATTGTCAAAGCCATTATGGAAGCTCCTTAATAAAATCGTCTGCCTGTTCTTGTGTCATCACATTCCCATCGGCATCTTGCAGTTCTGCGCCAGCTAAAACATTAGTTTTAAATGCTTGGTAATCGGTGTTGGCTGGGTCAAAGGGAATGTATGCGTTGTCAGCAATACGCAATATTGCATTTGCATCTACTAGACCATTTGGTGTTTTTTGTTGTGGTAATAATTTATACATTTATAGCTCCGCACTTGCTCTAATTGTTACATTTCCATTTGGGTATAACCAAGTAGCATTACCTTGCACAAAAGATGCTGAATAAGATCCCCCTGATATTACAAAATTATTTACACTAGGATTATTAACTGTATTTGTTCCTGTTGATGCTGGATAACTACCAGAGCTTGTTAAAAATGATATTGTTCCTGATGTTTGTCCAGCGGAGGGTAAAGTAATCGTTGGATTTGAACGCATTGTTTGTAACAAAATTATTGTACATTCTTGATTAGTTGTTGAAGTGCATAAACCAATAGCCAGTATTGAGTTAGCAGTATAAGCAATGGATTGATAATAGCGATAGCAAAGACTTAACTCAGTTCCATAAGGTCTGTAATCAAAGCTAGTAGCTGTAGAGCCTACCTCTAGCTGAACTCCTGTGATGTAGAAAGTTGCTCCTGCGGTAGAAATAGTGTTTACAGTTCCGTTTAGAGCATAAAAATCACCACTTACCCAAGTATTTGCAGTAGAAGTGTAATAAGTAGAACCCATGCCTAAACTAAAGTTAACTTGAATACCAGTAGCATTAGTTGTATTTATTGCTCCACCAGTAGTTAACGGCGGTATAGTTACTGTAATGTACTGCCAAGTATTTGCAGTAGTTAAACTAAAAGAAGTGGCATAAGAATAAGCACCACCACCCGGTTTTAACAATAATGTATAAGAGCCAACAATTGAAGCGTATGCCCAAAATGAAACTGTTACTGTTTTTCCATTAGCAGTGCCCCAGTTTAAATCAGCAGAGTTATAACCTTCTACAGTTGTACCAAACCAAAAATAATCACCCGAAGCAATAGTTACTGCGGAAGTAGTTGTAAATCCTAAATAGTTTGTAAACCCCGCTGGTGGGGTTACTGAACCAGCGTTTTGTTGAACTGTAAATTTAGATGCTTGAGAACTATTTTGCCGCCATCTATCAACAGAATATTGTGAGCTTCCATTATTTGTTAAACTAGCACCAGCATTACGCTGGTCAATCACCATCGCACCATTGATGATTCTATTTTTGAAACCCTGAGATACCCCTGTTGAGGCTTGTTGGGCTAAGGCT